CCACTTGAATCAAATTAATAATTCTACCTTTTAAACAAGGAGTGCCATCTTTATTTAAAGGAGGATTCCATCTACCTCTTTTCTTTTTATTATCCATCATCTGTACTCCCACATATAAGAAAGTTCTCCGTACTCACTACCATTATCAACAAACTTGCCCCCTCCATCTTCTGCAATATACCAAACATTTCCCTCAGTATCTACAGATTCATAGTCAGTTAAACCATCATCAATAAAACCAAATGGTGCCATATCTTGATCAATTTGATTCTTTTGTTCTTCATATAATCTTTTACGAACATCATTATCTGTCATCTCTTTAAAATAATCTTGTGCAACTAACCAAGCAAAAATAACTAGACACATTGCAAGGTCATCATTACATCCTTCTTCTGCCTCAAATGATTGTTTCTTTTGAATAAACGTAGTTAGTTCTGAAATAATTTCATAATCATTAACAAGTAACTTGTCTGCTTCAATCAATTGTTTTAAATTAGAGCAACCAATTTTCTTAACTGTAGTGCTTGTTTTAACTCCAAGTTGTGTTTTAGATCCAGAAAATCCCTGACCAACCAATTGACCAGCACGACCTCTCATAGCACACATAAGAAGGTTTTCATTTTCAAGATCGTATTGTAAAATAGATGCTACTTGATCTCCAATATCATTTACTTCTACAAGAATGAATGCATTATTATAATTTTTAGCAACTTGGTTAATTATGTTTGGAAACAACATTGGTTTTATTTCGTTGTTTCTATACACACCTACAACTTTATAAGGTACAGTGGTAATATCATATAGAATAAATGCAGAGTAATCATTATTAGTTCCACGTGATACGTCAACTGTCATGAGATATTCATGACCTTCTATTTTATTTTCATATATCTTTAATCCTTTACTGCTTGACAAAGGTTCATCATATGACATAGATCTCAACTTTGCAGCAGATATTAATGTGTCAACAGATCCAAGAAATTCACACTCAAACTCTTGTGTGAACTGTCGTAAGGAAGTGTTAGCAATAGTTTGTTCTTTCCATTTCTCATCCCTTCCAGGAACCTGAGACCAATGTACTTCTGTTGTTACGTATTCATTTCTACCAAGTTCAGCATCATGCCACAACTTGTAGAACATATTCATTCCGTTCGGCGTTGAGATGATGATGACTTTTGTGCTTTTACCAGAAGAAATAGTAGGATAAACAGAGGAAAAGAATTGCTCTGCAATATGGTTCGGAATGAACGCAAATTCATCGAGGAAGATGATGTTAAACGACATACCTCTGACAGCACTTGCAGATGTAGAAGATGCCAAAATTTTACTGCCATTTTCAAGCTCCATTGATCCTTTATTCCATGCTATTATACCTTGTTGTAACCAAGTTGGCAAGTTTTCGTATGCAAGTTGTAACCTTCCAAGAAGTTCTCTTGCAGTAGGTGCTTTGTTTGCTAGAATACCAATGTTTACATTATCATTAAATAAAGCATAATGCATAAGATATGCCACAACAGTCGTGGATTTACCCGTCTGTCGTGGCAGTTTTGCTATATTAAATCTATTACTATGGAAGCGACGAACCATGTCTTCCTGAAAATCATATAAGTCAAAAGGAACTAAACCTTCATCAAGAGAAACAATTTTACAATATGTTTTAGCAAAGTAGACAGGATCTGCTTTGCATTTCAAATACTCCTTAATCTGTTTTTGTGTAAAGTTGATGGGTACACCAACTTTTTTTAGATTAGGATTACCAAGATAAATTTCATTTTGTTTTAACTTAGTCATTACCACTTAGGAGGATTATCAGGGCATCTCATTTGAGGAAGAAGAGTTTTCAATGGCATAAAGCAACCACATAATTTACATTGTTTTGTGCTTGGTTTAAAAAATTCACATTCAGTGCATATTTTATATTTTTCATCAGATCTCATAAATTAACAATCCCATGCTCTCAATGATTTATTTATCCTTGAATTTGGATCACTTGCAGTTTTCTTACTTGTAAGTTTTTTCTTCATCCCACGCATCCGAGCACAAAAAGATTTTCTTCTCTTGTTGCCTTTCTTCTTGGTTGGTGCTTTCAGATCGCTCCCAGGGTTCTCCCTCTCGTAAGATTTTCTGCCCTTCTCGTTGAGTCCACCTTCTTTGTTCTTGCCTGATTTCTTTGTCCATGCTGCTCCCTCATCAAGATCTATACAAAATTGTTTAAATGTTTTCATCCTTCTATACCCACAGATGTTGCATAAACAGTAGTAACTCCACTGCCAACCTCAAGAGTAAATAATCTGTCTTTCTTAATTATTAACTCATGTCCCTGTAAGAGTAAAACACTTCCTTGAACTGCTGCACTACCAGATTGATAAGTGTCATCACTTTTAATAATAACTTCTGCTGTAGCACCAGTATTTTGAAGAAGCACTCTATTGGCATTACTTACTGTGCTTGGAGTATCTGACAATGCTGTGTGGATTGTTTTAATTAACAATGTTGAACTTATCATGACTGTAATGTTTTTTAATTATTTATTATCTAGAAGACCTTGCTTAATAAGTTTAGATAACTCTGCAGTTGATCCAACAAACAAAGCATTGTTATTAGTAACTTTTTGTTTGGACTTTGGACCTTCTTCAATGTCTTGCATTTTCTTTTGAAGATCAATAAGTTTTTCAGCAGCGTCAGAAACGCTCTTAACTAATTGTCCAGTAACTTCATATGCTCTAGGGTGGTCTGTATTATTCGCTACGTCTAAGGCACCTGAGAGTGCCTCCTGACCCTTCTCAATGACATTATATAGTTCACCCCTAACAAAGTCATAATCTTTTTGAACGTCCTTATCAATATCAATAACACGCTCTGTTCTTTTCTTTGGTTTTGGTGACTCTTTCATAGGAACAATATCTGCTTCTATGTTGAGTGCATCTTCTATTCCGTCGTAGTTTTCCTTCATACGTCCTCAAAGAATCCAGATGTTTCATTAAATCCAAAGTCATCACCAGATACAAGAAGTGCATCATCTAGTGCATCAACAATAGTGTCATTGTTTTTATCTTCTTTTGCTTTGGGAGTAACTGTGTATTTTCTGTGTCTACTAGCAATATTAAGATCTGATGTAGAATATTCTTTAGTAATTGCTTTCTTGATAAGACCAGTATCTGAGGTAGGACCGTAAATATATGTTTTTAATGTGAATCTTAATGTGTATACAAGAGATCTTCTAGTTGCAAAATCTCCTTCGTAATCATCATCAAATGTAATACTGTTAAGAATGATTGGAACATCTCTTCTTATGTTTGCTTCATCAACCAACTTCATACTAAGATTAAAAGAAGGTTGAAAGTATGGTACAATTTGTTCTACAATTTGAAGACAGTCGTCTTGAGTTTTACTAAGAACGTTTAATTCAAACTCAAGGTTATATGGAACTGGAACGTATGTTTTCTTTAGACCTTCATTATTTTCCTCAGTTAAACAATATTGTACTGGACTTTGTTTACGTGTAGGATCATATAACATCCCTGTCATCTCAAATGCTAAACGAGGAAGGGTAATAGCATTTGGTCTTGTAAGTTGAGGTTGCTCTGTTAAACGAGCAAGAAACTTTTGACGTGGACCATATGCCAAGGGAACTTTCATCCTTTGATATACTGATCCGTCATCATGATATTTACGAATTTCAATATCATTAAATAAGGTGCCGAATCCTACGACACTCTTTCTCATAATTTGATTATATTGGTATGTACCTAGCATAATTAACTCCTATTGCCAAATTCTCCAAATGGGTTTCTTTCGGTAAAATCTAAAATGTCATCACCTGTATTTTCAAATTCAATATTAGATGCAAATGCGTCTTCCATATCAAGTTCATCAAAACTAGATATATTTATAGAGAAACCAGATTTAAAACCAGTTAATGTCTCTCCTACTTGATAGGTATTGTAATTGCTATTTGCATTAAATGCTCTCAATTCAATCCATGCTTCAGCAGGATCCCATTGATTTATCATAGAGGTAATACCAGTTATAGAACCAGTAACCATTTCTCCAAGAGAAGGTTCTCCAGATAAAGTAGAGGTATCATAATAGTATTTAACAACAAATCCTTCATCCTCTTGACTCTCAAATATATCTCCACCTGCAGTTTCGTTTGAGTACTCGAAGAGTTCACATTTTAATTCATAGGTATATAACTTACCAAATTGATAAAATGGTTTTTCATGTTCTACAAATTTAATTTCAAACAAGTTAGATGTTAGTGGAAAATATATTAAATCTCCTTCACTAGGTCTAGTTCCAACAACAATTTCATCAACACCCGTCATTTGAATTGCAAGAAAATCTTCATAGAGTTGTCTTGATATTGTTAAAGTAATTTCATCTGTAGACCTAATTCCAAACTTAGTTAAAATATCTCCAGCACCTTGAAATCCCTCAGTATTCTCTAAGTAAGCATATGTTAAAAATGCATCATCAAATTGAGAGATAACTTCTTCATTAAGTATAGTATCTCTAGAAATAAGTTTTCTTGGAATGTAAAGAATATCAAGACCAAACATTTTAACAAACTCGTCTACCAGCGACTGCTGGAGCATTTGTTCATTTCTTGTGCCGTGTCTGAAGAAAGTATTTTTTGCCATTTTATCCGATCATATCCATTGGAGGAAGTTCATATCTAGATGACATTTCTGCTTCAATTTCTGCAATCTCTGCAATTGCATCATCATATAACTGTCTACCATTCATGGTAATACCACCTGGTAATTGAGCACCTTGAAACTTAATTAGATTTTGTCCCCATTGTTTTTTAATCAATGCAGTGACATATCTTTTTAAGAATGGATCATTGAATACTTGTGTATTTTCTGTAGGATCTAAAAGACGATAACAATCAATAATTACAAATGCACCTTCGTCTACAAAGTCACGATCAGTATCAATATAGAGACGATCTTGACGTTGATTAAATCTAAATGGAATAAAGTTACCATTATTCAATACCATATCTAATGTTTCAAGATATGATTTAACCATGTAATAACTTAAAATATCAACAGATCCAAATTGATATAAGTCATTTAGGAATAATTGATATTCTAATCCAAATAAATTACTTCTTATATTACTTCCTTTAATACCAAAGACCTTATTAATACCTAGTACTGAAGGTGGTATAGATAAGAAATTAGATCTATTTTCCCATTTTGTTTGTTCTTGTACACTTGTAACTTTAATCTTAGCATCACCACTACCACCTGTAAAAGTAATTTCATCTTCTACAACATAATTTATTCCAGCATTATTTACCTCTACTTCTGTTATTTTACCGTCTTTTGCAGTAACATCAAAAGTAGCATTTGATCCTGAACCCATACCTATGTTGGCAGCAATAGTACCAGTGCTATATCCACTGGTACCCTCTTCTATTAACTGTACAGTTATTATTGCACCTGTAGCAGTTCCTAATAATTCTTCTTCATCCAATCCTTTAAATTTACCAACATCAGATGCTGTAAATTTATGTTTTAAAAACATTCTCTCACTACCATTGTAATGACGCTCATTAAACATTTGAAGAGCGTCATCAATTAAATCATCAATTTGATCATCATCTACGTTAATTTCCAGAACTGGTTTGCCTAATCTACGTAAAGCATATTCTTTCAGATCTGATCTACTTGCTGGTTGCGACATCGGGTACGCATAAAAAAAAGTCCTCTACCTATTTAGCAGAGGACTGATTTGTTAACCTTCAACGTGTTGTGAAATAAGTTCTTGTTTACCTGAATCTAGGTCAACCTCTCCTCCACTCTCTTGGTCTTTTGCCATTTTGAGACCCTCAATGGCACCTTGTAAACGAAAGAATTCTTCTTTCTTTGCTGTGAGAGTTGTATCAAGTTCTCGAATTTCATCAACGAGTTCTTTCATGTTTTTTTCAAAACGTGTAATCATCTCAGTTACTGTCATTATGTCCTCCTATAGAATGGTATAATTGTCATGACACTTTTATTTATAAGGGTTAATTTAACATTTCATCGTCAGGATCTGGTGTTTCTTGACCGTCAAAGTGATCTGATTTATTCTCAGGTTCTTCAGCAAGGAATGCTTCATAATCTGGATAATCTGGATCAACTTTACCAGGTTCAAGAATAGTTTTACCATCATCATCAGTCCAATTTGCTTCTTTAATTTTAGCGTCTTGACGTTCTGCAACAACCATCCAATCAATAGTATCAGTGCAAGATGAATCTTGTGCTTCAATAGAAATAACACCTGCTTCAGTAACTGTAGCACGAACTTGTGTCCATCCTTGATTATTAGTAACAAATACTTGAGGATCTCTACAAAGTAATTCCCATGTACCTGGTGTTAAACCAACTGACTCATCCATATTAACTGTTGCAGTTCCATTAACAAGTGCAACTTTGTTTCTATAAATTAGATCAGGACGTGGACCCTCAACGAATGAGTGAACCAGATCTTTAGTTTCAGTAAGTGCTGGAAGTGGATGAGGAATACGGAATGTACCAGATCCTTTGGTTAGAGTTCCTAAATGATATGCATCACCGTTTGATCTAAAGTAATGCTTTTTATTACTTGACCACTCACCACAACCATCACTTTCACATGAATAACCATAGATAGAAAATTCTTCATTTGAATCATCATTAAGATGTAATTCTAATCTAGAAGTATTTGAGGATGGAGTTACAAATCTAAAACCATATGGGTCGGAGTTTGTACCATAACCTGTCTGACGGAATCTAATAGTGTTTGTAGTAATGGTTGGACAACGCATCTCACCCGTAACATCTAAGTTAATACCAGATGCTGGGTTTGTACCGATACCTACTCGACCTGAGATATAGTTTCTTGCTTCATTGTAAATATAAAGTCCATAATGTTCTGAGGTAACATTAGCAGGAATATTACCAGCACTGTCTCTATCACTTGTTCTCCAGTTTAAACCACGAAGGTTAAAACCAATTTGTAGACCACGCATGGTAGAAGTTGTACCACCATCCATTCTGGTATAAAGTACTAGACCATAACTATTGTTTACAGTAGTTCCATAAACTCTATCTTCAACACCTGTACCAATTCTATTATAGAAATAACCACCAATCATTGAGTTAGTTCTGGAACCTTGACGAGTGTCCATATAACCAGTAAACAATCGGCAATTTGCCATATATCCAGGAGAACCACCCTGTGATGCACTAAGTCCATTATACACATCTGCTTCAAATGCATATGCATTATCCATTCTACCATTACGGTAGTTTCTACAGAATGATCTTACTCCTCTTGGGTTTACATAACGTCCACCATAAAGGTTAAACATAAGACCACGAGTTCCTTCACCATAACCTACATATGCAGCAGCATAGTTTCTCTTATCTGTATATCCAACTCTAGAGTATGCATAATTAAGAGATGGATAGATACTGTCAAGAAAAGCATCTTGCTGGTTACCATTACCAATATACACTTCACCAGGACGACCCTGGAAACTCATACTAAAGTCAGAATAGGTAGTTCCGTATCCAGTTTGAGTAGTGATATTATAATTACTAGTTTTAGTACCATTAAGATACATTGCTTTACCACGTTCTCCCGAAGCTGCTCCATTAGCAGGAACAGTTGTAGAATAAGGAAGTGCATCTCCTTGTGGTGGTAAGTAGTAACAAGTATATCTATCGTTCCAACCAGGATCAAGAGCAGTACTTGCACCTGTTCCAGTATTAAACAATCCAACTCTATTCCAACGTCCTTTTACCCTTGCATTGTCTGGAGGAACAAAGTTAACGGTAGAACCATTTGTGAATGAATATGTTCCTGCAGCATTAATTGTACCAGTAAATAATTCATCCCAACCAGGATTATTTAATCTAACAAGAAATCTTTCTGGATATGGATCTGTATCTGATGTTCCTGGTCTATAGCAATTAATGTTTCTATTAAATGTACCAGAATTACTACCACCAGCATCATTAATATCTCCATTAGTTCCACCTATTGCAGTACCAAGTCCAGTATTACTCATAGTCAGACCTTGGTTATAATGGAATTTATGACCTTCTTCTCCCCCAGTCATAGAGTTTTCTGTGGTTTTTTCAACATAAACCCAAACGTTTCTAGCAACGTTATTTAAAGTAAAACCACCTTGTCCATCAGCAGTAGCAGTTCTACTATAATTTGTAATCTCAATTTTTACAATTTTATATCCATCAAGTTCATAGTTTAATCCAATAGGACCATACTGTTTCATTACATCAGCAAAAACAATTTTAGTGTCACCTGTATTAATACCTTGATTAGTAGTAAGAGATGCAATTGGGTTTTCATATCTTGGTCTACCACCTTGAGAAGATCCAGTATTACTTTCAAAATATCTACTCCAGTTTCTGTAATAGCATAAATTTCTAATCGTATATTGTGTTCTCCAAGAATGCATCTGACGGTTATTCCAATAACCTAAAAGATACATCATAGAATGACCAGAGTACCTATA